TATCTAAGTTGGCAACAGAAGAATATTTAAAGTTAAAGGGAAAGAAATCATATTTTTATAGCACAGAATGTGATGGTAGAAAAATTTATTATAAAAAAATAGATAGTTCATTTAAAGAAGATATATTTACAATATGTTTTACAAAAGACCTTGGAGAAAGTATTAATGGAGAAGAGATACCAGAAAAAACATGGGAAAGTTGTTGTTTTTCAGCGAAAGCAATAAAAAGAACAGATAAAGATTTAATAAAAATTGTAGAAAAATTAAAAGAAAAAGCAAATACAATATGTTCTTCATTAAAAATAATTGAAATTCCAGACAATGTAGACTATGAAATAGAAGAATATGACGGCAACGAATGGGTATCTGAAAAACACAGAACTTGGGCATAAAAGAGGACTAGCCTATGAAACAAACAAAAAAGAATACACTATGTTATTACTGTCTAGGTTGTAACAAACAAGAAAGCGAAGACTATAAACCAGTAATGAGGTGTAAAAGTTTTACGGCAGCAATAGAAATTTGGCAAGAAAACTTAAGAGAGGAGCTAAAGAAAAGTGAACAAGTATAGAAATAAAAAAGCACAAGTTGATATGTATGAATTTGACAGTATAAAAGAAAGTAAGAGATATAAAGAATTGAAGTTGTTAGAAAGAGCAGGAGAAATAAGCAACTTGGAATTACAACCAAAATTTTTACTACAAGATAGTTTTAAGAAAAATGGAAAAGCATACAGAAAGATTGAATACATAGCGGATTTTTTATATTGCCAACGTCGGCAAAATCATAGTAGAAGATGTAAAAGGGTTGCAGACAGATGTATTCAAATTAAAACATAAATTGTTTGAAAAAAAATATCCTGATTTGGAATTAAGGATAATCAAATGAAAGGAAAATAAAAGATGAACAGAAAATGTAAAATAGAATTATACAATGATCACTTTGAAAATGCCAAAAGATATGGAATACCACATGCACAACTAATTATAGCAGATATACCATATAACCTTGGGAATAATGCTTATGCAAGTAATCCAAGTTGGTACATAAATGGAGATAATAAAAAAGGAGAAAGTGATAAAGCGAATAAAGCATTCTTTGATACCGATAAAGACTTTAAAATAAACAATTTTTTTGATTTTTGTACAAGATATTTAAAGAAAGAACCGAAAGAAAAAGGACAAGCTCCAGCAATGATAGTATTCTGTGCTTTTGAACAAATGCAAATGGTAATAGATGAGGCGAAAAGACATGGTTTAATGAAAAGTTATCCGCTTGTATTTGTAAAAAATTATTCAGCATCAGTATTAAAAGCTAATATGAAAATAGTAGGAGCAACAGAATAT